ACTCTTCCTATTTCCTGATAAAGTACTGTACCAACAACTAATGCACTAGAAGTAGTGTAGGTTTCGGCTATTCTAGTACTGTTGCTGTCACATGCTTCTTGTGCTCCACCGAATGCTATTGGTGGTACTTCAAAACTACTACCACTTTGGAATAATCTAAATTCATAAACTGTTGTAGTAGGCGTAGGCGTTACAGTAGGTGTAGCAGTTGCCGTTGGTGTAGGCGTAGGCGTTGATCCTGATATAGTAGGTGTAGGACTTGAAGTTGGCGTAGGAGTAGGAGTAGCCGAACCAGAAGTAGTAGGTGTAGGCGTAGGCGTAGCAGTACCTGGTGTAGGAGTCACTGTAGGTGTTGGAGTAGGTCCTACAGGAGTATAGTCACAAGGATTGCTAACATAGTTGTAATATGCCGGATAAAGTCTAATTAATTCTACTTCTGCTACATCACGGTAGGATAAGTTAAGCCCACTTATTTTATTAATTCTATATAATTGGTCCTTAACATAAATTAAATCGTTTAATTGAATGTCTTTATAATCCTCAGGATTAAATTCAATTGTACAAGTAACCTTTCTATTATTTTCCCAGTATAAGGAAGTAACGTATAATTCCCAGTAACGTTGAAAATTATTACTTGAACTAATTGGTAATAGTGATTCAGGAATTAATAAACCATAAGTATCGTTATAATGCAAATTGTTATTACAGGAACCTGATGTAGGTAGATAATTATAATTACTTAAAGTAGAATAAGAAAAACTAGATTGGGCAGAACCAGAAAGGCCTACCCATATTTCACCACCATAAGCACCAACCGGTATTTGGTTATTAACCTTATAACCTATACGTGGTTTAAATTTATAAGAAACTTGTTTGTTATTTTCATACTTGTAAAGATGAGGAAAAACAAATTCACTGTCACTTAATAAGTACAATGGATTGTTATCTGCATCATTTAAACCGTATTGGGTAGCAGAACCTAGTACAACAGGACCGTAAATACTCCCTACTGTTCTTTCACCTTGTGCTAAAGAACTACTTGCTAAAAATTGTACAGTACCGTATTGATCGTTAGGGACTGACTCTATTGCCAGTTGACTGAATCTATCAGTGTCTTCTGCATCGGTAAATTTTAAAACTCTTGGTTGTTCACCAATAGTATTTTTAATACTTATTCTTTGTGCCTCGTCAAACCTTCTTGTCCAGTCTTTTTTTTCACCTGTTGTTATCCACCTGTCAAAAGTTTCAATTCTAAGAGTTTTTCTCTGGCCAGGTTCTGGTACGATTACTAGATTAAATTTTTCAATCATTCCTTTTAGTAAGTCTAATGACTTAGTCTCAGGATCAAATTGTTTACTCATGTTGACTGACAAGCCTTCATAATCAGTAACAGACTTAATTACTTTAAAAAAAGAATCACTTAAGTAAATGGTACCGGTAGAAGTAGCAGTAGTTAGGTCGTTGTTTTGAATGTATAATTTTCCGGTTATTGTCTGGTCTTTTTTGAGTTCAACCGGTCCAGTCACTTTAAGGGTCTGAGGGGTAGAGCCGCCATAAGGATTAGTTACTTGTAGCCGAGGTAAGTTAAAGTTATCCTCAAGCTGTAAGGTAATGAACTGATCAGGCATGGTAAGCACATCATCAATTTTTACCTGAACGTCAAAAGTATATAATCCGTCTAAGGGTGCAGTATAACTAAAAGTACCAGTGTTAAAATTGTTATTAGGGTCGGATACCTCGCTGTTAAATTCGATAGTTTGATAATCGCTTGAACTAGTAGGAACTGAAAGTATAGTTTGACTTGCACTTAGATTAACATCTACGTTATTGGTAGTAAAACTTGTAGGTACGACACCTAATCCTTCTTTTCCTTTTGGAAGAACATATAAACGATTAAAATCATTTGTATCAGCAAAGGAAGAAGTAAAAGAAAAACCTGCTTGGTTAAAAATGACATTAAGTAATTCCTTTAATTTAAGTGCAGGTAAGAATTGTTGTGCCCTCATAGGTGTAGAAGGATTATCTATACTGCCTGATAAAAATTCATCACCAGATACTTGTACCCTCGGAAGATCCGGCCATAATATACTCTCATCAGTACCGTAATCAACTAACGGGTAGAATACTTTACCACTTAGTAAACCATCACTCCAAGAACTTATTACATTGGAAGCATTAAGTGTATGGTTATAGGCTGAAAAGTCTGCATCCTTAATTAATTTATTGGTAAGAGCATTACTTAGAGAAATTATTTCATCATTAACAATTACTTTGTAAGTAGTAAAACCATCCTGGTTTGTTACTATTTCAAGTAACTGCATTGTACCTTGGAGTAAGGTTTCACCATCACGGATTACATAAGCAGTAATAGGTTGATAAAAACCAGGAACATTATCGGTACCTAGGTTGTAGGCGTGATTAAAGAATTGATTATTAATTTTTGTTCCCGGTAGGTCAAATTCTTGAGAACCTACTCCATAAAAAACACCTATGTCAGTATTATCTACTGCAGAAATGTCCAGTCTTAACGGGACTGTATTATCAACGCTAAGGTCATAAGTAATGTTATCGTAGACTACTCTAAGTACTAAACCTTGCATATTATCGTCCTAGTCTTGTGTTAGAGTATTGGTACTCAATATCAAATTGGAAATTCTTTTGACCCCTCTTATTAGTATTATGAACATAAGAAGAATTAGTTATGACAATAGGTACAAAATTGTTCCCGTCCTGTATAAATGCATAGGGTGTTTCGAGTAATTCGGATAACCACTCTGCTTCTGTTTGTGATAACCAGTTACTTGTAACTTTATAATCATCTGCATAAGAAGTGTAATAATGATCAAGTCCTCTTCTTGTTACGTCGTAAGTAGAATTTGCTGTACTAAAATCTACAAAAGGTCTTTTAATAGTATTTCTTGTGACATTAGTAGTTTTGCTATCAGGTAAATTTACTCCAAAGTAGTCCCACACCCCATACTTGTTGTAAAAGGCTATTCTTGTTCTATCGTAGTAACAGTTATTATCCTTGGTGTAAAAAAGATAGGTACTGCCTTCGGTATTTAAAAAAGAAATTTGTAAACGGTAATAAGCCCAATTAGTATTAGTAAAGACTGTTCCGCCGGCATCTGTTAAGTTTTTAGGACCTACCGGAAGGTAAATTAAGCTTCCTGTAATACTTGATAATGACACTCCATAGGAACCAGATCCTAATGTTGTTCCTGTTGATGAATAGACTGTGTATATTACTTCTTCTACTGGGTCTGTACTTTTATTTAAGAAGGATATAGTTTCATAGTCCTGGGTTGCTATACCCTTAGAAGAATCTGAATTATAAGTACTTGTAAAAGTAAACGGGTAACTTGTTAGAGGAACCTTATAAAAAGAACCAGTAGGAAAATCGTAAGACGTTCCATTGTTAGGATCAACAGTACCTGCAAATACTCCTATTGTGCTTCCTGATTTTGCTGGTACTCCTGCTGTTTGGGGAGTATTACCAGTATAAAGAGTAACAGAAGAAGAACTACTCGTACCGTATTCTTCTCCAAAATTAATTCCAAAAGATTTGTAAGAAGTAGTAGCATTTTGTGCTCCTGTAATTTTCCAATAATTATCCGGTTCTAAATAATCATCAAGAATACGATGAATGTCAAAGACACCTGCTCCTGCTGGATTAGGAAATTGTCTTATTCTTGTAAGTACTGATGATCCTGAAGTAATATCAGCAACAAATTGAAATTGTGGTTGACTGCCACTATTGCTAGTAACTGTGTATACTAGGTTTGTTCCTGTAACGTTAGGATAATTAGGTTGTTTAACTACTGTTATAGCCATTTTAATTTTTTATTGTTACTTTGTCAAGTTTATTGAATACCATTTCTACTGCTGCTTGTCCTCCTGCTTCACTTATTGCTTGAAGGCCACCTGTTACAAGTACTCTTTCAATAGAAGGTGCAATAAAAGGTTTAGGTCTCATTTTACGGGTACCAAATTCTAAAAATTCACCATAGAATAACATACCCGTTTTTAATATATATTCTTCTTGGTAAGGTTCAACAGTTACTTCAATAGAATTATAAAGTGCACCTGTTCTATAAGAACCGTTTGCCTTTAAAGTAGACTTAGTTTCATTCTGTAGGTCTACCCCTATTCTTGTTAATGTGTCCCTTATAATATCACTCATTATAACTTAGGAAAATTACAATAATCATACACATAAGGAACAGTAACGTTTATTACTGCTACCCAGCCAAATGCTCTGTCTTGAAAAGCCTCATTTACCGGACTAATACTAAGCACATTAATGTCGTAGGTTTGTTGTTGAGTACCTTCATTAAACCAAGAAATGAGATCATAAAGGTACTGTTCAGTCAATGATAGTAACTGAACGGGAGATTCATTTGATTGTTTGGGAACATCTAAAGAAAATAACTCAAACGTAATTGTTCTTGTTCTTTCTTGTAACCCAGGACTTGAAACAGGTCTTAAGAAAACATAAGGATACTCTCTATTAGCAGCAGAGGCATCTAGAAAGTCTATAGTGCCTGTATCAAAACTTTTTATACCTAGATGTAAAGAACATGCGGTAATAAAGTCGTTTATAATTTCTTCATAAGACTTGTTTACTT